GGTTCATAAAAACGAAAGCGGGTCATTTGATGCCGGTAACGGGCGATGGCGAGCCCCATTTCAGCAACTGCCCGGCCGCGGATGAATCACAGAAAGGATCGCAGTAAGATGAATGACGAGCCCTTCGATCAGCTTAAACGCATGATTGACAAGAACCTGGCCGATGCGACGGAGGCGCAGGTACTTGAGGCACGGATCATATCTATCGACATCATCCGTGCAGCCTGCGATGCTTATTTGTCGGAACATGCGCCTGAGAACTGGAGCGAGTTCGGCGCTCATGTGTCCAGCGTCGTCCAATGGGCCGAGAGAAAACAGGCCAATAAAAAGACGCTGTTTGAATAGAATTAACCACAGTTCGAAAGGAAGTGACATGAGCAACTTAACGGGCGAAGAATGGCAAACCGGCGATAGGCATATCGTGATGGGCGGCGGCGAGTCTCTGCCAGGTGCGCCAGAGTCATGGGATGCGGCACACGCATGGGAAGACAAAGCCAACGAAGGTAAAGACGATCAAGGCTCCCGGTGGAGTTGGGATTGTCACTTTAAACTCGATTATGATGGCCCACTGCTTCGTATTTCATCCAGATTCTACCCACCAGCCAAGTATTACGGTACTGGATGGGACGGGACTGTCTCACTCATGATGGGCGATGTCACCATAATCGAGAAGGAATTTAAAGAAGACGACCTTGACACTCTAAAGGCAGAAGTTGAAGCGTATTGCACGACACTGGGTGACAAGGTAAAAATTGCATTGACTGGAATGACGGCCAATAAACAGACGCTGTTTGATGATTGACAGTGGGTATCGTCATGTTAAGATATGGCAATGAGTTCGACCATAATCAGATCATTTGGCTGTTGCGGGGGGCGCCTTCCTTGGTCGGACTCCGCTCCCTGCGCGGCCTTTTTAGGAGTGCACGCCATGAAGCGAATCCCACTAACCCAGGGCCAGTTCGCAATCTGTGACGACAAGGACTATTACTTGTTGATGAATTGGAGTTGGTACGCTCAATGGGCCCCCGATACACAGAGCTTTTACGCAAAGCGACGGAGTCCGATGTCAAACGGGAAACGAGAGACGATTTGGATGCATCGCCAAATACTGGGTCTGGCCAAAGGCGACAAGCGCCAATGCGACCACCGCCGGCACGCGACACTCGACAATCGGCGCAGTCAGTTGCGGATAGTCACTAATAGACAGAATTCTCACAATCTCAAAAAAGCGGGGACGTCGATTTACCCGGGCGTTAGCTGGAACAAAGCCACTGAAAAATGGTTGGCACAGATCCGTATTGACGGCAAGGTAAAGTATCTCGGCTACTTCACATCCGAGAAAGATGCTGCCAAAGCCTACCGTACCGCATGCAAAGAAGTGTTAACTTGAATAGAAAGGAACTACGATGGTAGACGAAACAGGGGACATGATTAAGATCACAAAGGAAGCAAATGTCTTGCAGTGCCCGATGACAGAGCAAGAGATCCAGGCTGAGCAGGGCGTACTTTTGCGCACATTGCAGTCCATGGATGATTTGGCAACGGAGAAGGACGCAGCGATCGCCGATTTCAAGTTTCGCGATAAGAAGCTTAAAGAGAAGTTCAACGAATGTCGTGTCAGGTTGGCCACTAGAAATATAATGCGCGGGATCGAATGCTCTCTGCTTCTGAACTGGACCCAACTAACGGCTACTTTGACGCGGCTCGACACTGGCGAAGTTGTTCAGCAACGTGCGATGAACGACGATGAACGCAAGATGCCCAATACTCCGGAGCTGCCGTTTGATGACAAAAACTATGATCCGACCATCCAGGAAGACACATCCGCTGAGACGGTGATTGAGGGTGAGCAGGAGGATGACCAAAGCCCGGACCCTACCGATGCCGGCTCCTCGCCTGGTACGGATGACCAAAGCCCGGACCCTACCATGACCAAGGACGAAGTCAACGCCCACGCTGAGGAGAAATTCGGCCCGGACCCTTGCCCTGCCCCAGATGCAAAAGACCAAAACGGGGCACAAGCCGACTCTGCTACAACTGTGGACACTTCCTTGGATGACGCGCAGGCCGATGCGGATCTCGAGCAATGGATGGGAATGGACAATTAAGGAGTAGTGACATGTCGATTAAATTCACCATTTACGGCCAGCCAAAGCCCCAGGCGAGGCATCGAAGCGCGAAGGATGGGCATTTGTATGATCCAACTGAAAAAGTGAAAAAGACGTTCGCGCAGATCATACAGGAAAAGCGACCCAACAACCTGCTAGAAGGCCCGCTGATGATCCTGCTGAAGTTCTATTTTGCCCGGCCCAAGTCGCATTATAACAAGAAGGGATTGAAGCCGAACGCGCCAACGCTGTGCACCAGTAGGGGTCGCAACGATTTTGATAACCTCGCCAAGATGGTGTGTGACGCCATGAATGGAATCATGTATGGAGATGACGGCCAGATCGCCAAGGCTGGCGTAATGAAGCTATATGACGAAGTGCCGCGCACGGAAGTGACACTTCAAGAGATATGAACGAATGATTGAAAGGAAGTGACATGGAAAAGTACATTGGAGTTAAGCAAGTTTTGTTGCAACCCATGAACAGGGCCGAATACAACTTTTATCGTGGCTGGGAGCTGCCTGCCGATGAGGATGGGGCCGATGAGGGCTACCTGGTCGAGTACCTGGACAGTCCCAACAGCAACCACCCGGACCATAAGGGGTACATATCCTGGAGTCCGAAAGCCCAAGCTGACAATGCCTACCGCCGCATTAATGATCCTGCTGTCAACCACAATGACGCAGATGGAAACCCAGCAGGCGGCAGTGTTACTGGTGTTGGGTTTGGGATCATTTGGCAAAATGGCCCGCTTGGACGCGGGAAAGATCGCAAGGAACCCAACGGGGCTTTTGTGGAGACCGTGATTGCTGCTGTGATACAGCGCATTCAGTATTACCAGAACTCGAAATTCAAGTGCCGCGAGAATGCCCTGGCCATCACCAAGCTAGAAGAGGCCCTGCATTGGCTGAATTCCCGGACAGCACGCAGGGAAGTCCAAGACGTTGAAGGAACTCACGAAGGTAGTTGACGGGGCCAAAGAGCCCAAGAAATAGATGTTGTAAAAACGTGAATATTTTGCTATGATTCCGCGCAGATAAGGTAGGATCGTTGATATTAGCTCAGGAAAGGGCATTTTATGCGAATCTCGAAACTAGTATTAGCAGCATTTCTTGTTATTTTCTCCGGTTGTGGCAGTTTGAAAGACGGAGGATATTCTGTTACCGGCCTTGGTTCATCCGATGGCGATGCGGCGATAGCGTTCGGTAAGATCGTGTCAGAACAGGCCGAAGTCGGCGTCAGTGCGGTGTTTTACGCCGTCGAGGATGATCATTACACTCCGAGCTTTGGCCCCTATGCCGCGTACCTGATTCCCATGCCTGCCGATGTCGCCGAGGATTGGCAGCCTTTCACTGGGGCGGCTTTGCTGATGGAGACGGAGGACTTCGGATGGATCCCGAAAGCCTTCGGTGGCGTGATCTACAAGCCGAAGGATGCACTGGCCCCATATTACATGGCCGAGAAAGCCTGGCCGTCGGATGACATTAGTACGCCGGACATTTCGGACCGTGGCGATAACATCTGGCATTGGTTTGGTTTGAGGCTGAAGTTCTGACATTGGATTTAGATTCTTAGCACAGGCCCTGGCTGTGAATGCCATCAGGCGGCCAGGGCCAATATTTGAGGCGGTGACATGGCTGTAGACATAAAACTGTGTTGCCCGGATTGTGGCGAGGATTGGTCATTTGGCTGGCCTGATATAGGGGAGTTGCTTGTTCATCTGGCCTGTCGCGTGACGCTAAAGGGTAGGCACGGCCGGACGCAATTTGACAGGGCAATATGTGCTAAGTGCAAGCGCGTTTATTCTCTGACTGCTTTGGGGTTGTGACATGGCTGACCAGATTCAAATGACATGTGCCAACTGTGACTACAAGGTCGCGTGTGACCATCTAGGCCGCGTTTGCAATGATCACCACTTCATGGATGTGGGCTGGGACGAATACGACCCAAACCTAGGATTTTGTATTGATTGTGGAAATACAACTGAATCCGGGCTTAGTCAATGCTTGTTATGTCACGCGAATGGCTACGAAAATAAATTAGTCAGAGAGCAAGAGGTCGCGACATGAAATCACTATGGGATTACCTGAACGGCAAGAAAGCAGCGATTGGCGCCTTCGCTGGTCCGATCCTGACGTTCCTGGCGAACAGGCAATACTTGAAGCCGGACACCATTGACCTACTGACGATCTTGTTGGGTGTTTGGGTGGGCACAGCGATTGCTCACAAGGCAATAAAGGCCAAGGGGGTCAAGAATGCCTGTCCTCGAATATGACAAACAAGAGAGATTCTGCCAAGAGTACGTTTTTGATCTCATTGGCTGTGCCGCTATTCTCCGCACTCATTGCTATGAGCGAACAGAATGGACTGGGGAAAAATACGATTTCGTTGCAGAACTTGACCCCACGAACCGAGATGACCGCAACTACGCAGGCCGTATCGCCAGACGCATTCTCCGGTATCCTGACGTGCGGGAACGGATTGACGAACTGCTCAAAGAAAAGAAGCTACAGACGAAGATCAACCAAGATGAGAACAATCAGCATCTCCTTCAAATGGCACAACATGAATGCATTGATGAGCCCACGCAGAAGGAAAAGCTGGCAGCGATCAAGGAACTTAACAAAATCAACGGCGCGTACGCAGAGGATAACAAGCAGCAGCAGACTATACTGAGAATAGGCCGGAAATAATGCCTGTTGACAACGAAATTACATTCGACCTCGAACAGTTCCAGGCCGATTTCTACGAGTCACGGTTCCGGTATCCTGGCGCCGTGATGGGTTGGGGCACTGGTAAGACTCTATTGCTCATTCTGCGAGTAATCACTCAGAGTGAGGCATACCCCGATAATCTTGGACTGATTGTCCGTAAGAAATTCACGGACCTTCGAGATTCCACGATCAAGGATTTTGAGCGGTACACCGGTCTGCACGTTCCAATGAGCACTAAGGAAATCACCTGGCCTGGCACGAATAGTGTGATTATGTTCCGGCATGGTGACGAGCTTACTGGCCTTCAGAATATCAACCTGGGATGGTACGCGATCGAGCAGGCTGAGGAGTTTGACAGCGCCGACGAGTTCGATATGTTGCGAGGCCGGACGCGTCGAGAACTGACGGCCAATCCAAATTTCGACACCTCTGGCCAGTATCATGACTTTCTGGAGTGGCTCATAACCCCATATTGGGATCCAGAAAAAGATAAAATGGTTGTCGGCCGTCGCATAGGCATGGTTATTGCCAATGCCAACGGGCACAATTGGGTATGGCGTCGCTGGATCAAGGGGATTATCGGGAATACTGAGTACGATGGTCATGAGGCCGATACAAACGCCAATCGTCACAATCTGCCTTCTGATTTTATCAAGGACCTGGCCGCCATGCAGTCCGATAACGCGGCAAAGTACCGGCGGTACGTCCTCAACGACCACAAGGAGATGGATGTCAAAGGTGCCTATTACGCTGCCACCCTGGCCGAGATGTACAAAGCGGATCGTATAGGTAAAGTCAAGCACAACATCAATTATCCGGTTCATGTGATCCTGGATTTTGGCTATACGAGTGCCCTATGGTTCGTTCAGGAAGTTGGATGCAACGTCCACGCGATCCGGTATTATGAGGAGCAAGGCCGGGGTATCGAGCGGTGGGTTGGGTTGCTAAAAGAGTACGCAGTCGAGCACAAATATCGGTATGGCGATATAGTTGTCCCGTGCGACATGGACAGCGGCTGCACCAAGATCATTACCGGGGAATCAGCCCTAGAGACATTACGGGGATTTGGCTATAACGCGGAGCCGCTGGCCAAGGAAAAGTCAGTAGATGAGGGAATTGTACGGACAATAAAATTCATGGCCATTGCTCACATTGATGCTGAGGACTGTGAGCAAGGCATTGTCTGTCTGGAACGATATCACCAGCGACTTAACGCGACAATGAGCACTGATGAGGTCGACGTATTCACCGGCAGCCCGGATAAAGATGGCTATGACCACGGCGCCGACGCCTGGCGATACGTGTCCAAGGCGTTTTACGCTGGCATGATCCGCAATGATTCACACAACACAGTCACTGCAGAACAGGCTGCCAAATGGGCAGTGAAATACAAGAGGGTCGGCTGATGCCCAAGAAAAATTACGACGATCACAGCTTTTCTGGTACTTGCCCTACATGTGCCCAGCCATTCTTGTTGGAGGCATTTGAGACAGCCAAGGCATTTATTGACTCGCACGCTGCTGACCCTGATCTTACTGACGAGATGGTTGGCAAGTATTTAGAGTACCAAGACGCTTTGAAGAGGCTGATTGAAGGTATTTTGGATGCCGATGCCTGTGACACGGGAAAAGCAGTAATAGTTCCCTTCAAATTTAATGATATAGTAACTGGAAACACACTTGAAGTATCGGTATCGCCAAGATATTCAAAAATTAAAATAAACGACCGAGAATATTATTTCATCAAGGAAACGGGCGAATTCGACGGCACTGCAATGCCCATGAAGGACAAATGATGCCACATAACGAAGATCGCAAATCCCAATACGACGAAGTCTACGAAGTCAACGAGATGGGATGGCGTGATTTCAATTGGCATGCCACGCTTGATTTGGACTACTACCTTCTCGCGCAGTATACCTCAGATGAGTTGGACAAGGCCGATGGCCAAGACCGCAAGCTCTACGTATTCGATAACATCAGCCGTCAAGTCAAATGGCTCCTCGGCCATGCGATCCAAAATGAGCATGTCCTCAAGATCGGCCCCATGGGCAATTACGAGGAGCAGGAGGATGAAGCGTGCAACCAGCACACTGGCGTGGCTATGAGCGATATGGCTCGCCTAGGCGGCTACGACATTCTGTCTGAGGCATTCAAGTGGGGCGCCCTAGTCGAGGGCTCAAATCTCATTGAGCGATGGCGCGATCGAGACAACATTCTTCAATTCGGTCGACTGGGATACAATCAGTTCCAGCTGGACTCAGGTCTAACCAAGCCGGACTTATCAGATTGTGCGGATATCCAAACTGGTCAGTGGATCACCACGGCAAAGGCCAAGATGATGGTTCCTACCAAGGCTGATGATATTGAGCAAATCGAGCCGATCACCAGTTCTCCCCGCTGGCAGTTCCAAAGCGACCCGGCCATGCAGAACCGGGCAGGTAAGCGCCTGTTCGAACAGTGGTGGCATCGTGAGACTGAGGAAGTTGATGTCGTTGCGAGCCGTCAAACCGGTAATGAGATGGAGTTTTCTAAGTTCGTCACGAAACACGCTCAAGGCGACAAGCAATTAGCCTTACAGATTATCGACACCGTGCCGGGCCCTAACGGCGCCCCTGCCCTGGTCAAGTTCCGCAAGATGAAAGACAAGATCCGCCTGACGATCTTCATTGACGATAGATTCCTCTGGGAAGGCCCCAACCCCACGAAATTACGTGACTACAACTATACCTGGTTTCATGGCGAGTGGTGTCCTGAGTGTACCCAATCCAGCCTGAAGCTCAAAGGCCACGTCCGCGGCTTGCGTGATCCCCAGTCAGCCCGTAATCGTCGCATCGGCCAGGTGCTTGACCTCGTTGAATCGCAGGCCCAGGGCGTCAGGACTGTCCGCAGTCAATACCTAATCAATCCCGAAGAGGCGTATAAAGCTGGTCAAGGTGTTGTTTTGCAGACGTCTGATAAGACGCCAGACGCTATGCCTTTAAAGGAAATTTTCACCCAGACGCCGGCTTCAGAGGTGCCCGTTTCTCTATTCAAGGCAGTCGAGATGGTTAGCAATGCCGAGACCGAGGCCGGCGGAATGAATGAGACGGTCGTGGGCGATGACAGCAAGGTAATCACCGGAGTCCTTCACAAATACCGCACCAACATAGCCCTGATAGGTCAGGCTTGGATGTTCAAGGATTTCCGGGCTTCTAAGCGTGATCTGGGCCGTAAACATGTTCGACTTGTTCAATTGAATTACACATCTCAGCAAATACAAAAGCTCTTGAATCAGCCTCCCGCACAGGGCTTCTTTGACGAGGATCTGATGCGGTTCGACTGCAATCCGACAGAGGGCCTGCTCACGGACAGTCAGCAGAACATGTACTACCAGGAGCTGAAAGAACTGCTTCGAGAGTTCCCGGACTTGTTCCAGGACATCATCACGGCTGATATGCTGGTCAAGGCGTCTCCCATGCAGTTCAAGTCGGCGACGCTCAAGTTGATACAGCAGGCCCAACAGGCCAAGCAGCAGGCACAGCAGAAGGGCCAGCAGCAAGAGCAGCTCGGCATCCAGTTGCAGCAGGCCTTGATCGCTACCCAGGTCGCCAGGGCCCAGGAGGACTCGGCAGACGCCGCTGAGGCACGTAGCCAGATTCCGCTGAACAACGCCAAGACGATTAGTGAGATTAACAAGAACCAGGCGAGCCCATTGGTCGATATGTTGAAAGAAATGGTTAAACTAGAAATCGCACAGCATGCCCAATTACAGGCACAAAATGCCGGGACGGGAGCGTAGAATGCTGACTGATGAACAGATTACCATACTTGCCGCCGACAATGTTAGGCGCTGCGGTGGTAGCGAGACTGTAATTGAGGGCCTTATCCTTCAAGCGTTAGAGTTGGATGCCAAACCAAAGCCTTTACGATGTCCATTTTGTGGATCGTCCATAACAGTTAAGAACTTTCTTGATTGCATTGATGAAGAGTGGATTCATCCCGAGGCAAATTGCATTCTTGGCAACATGCAGAATTTAACTAAGGATCTGTGGAATATGAGGGCTAACAATGGTTAGGATAATCACACCAGAGACGCCGGTTGAGGAGCTTCAGCGGGCATTCACTGAGGAACTGAAGGGTAAAATGAAAGAGGCTGCCATGCGGCTGGGTTGCCCGGCCGAGGAACTAAAGTATCGCGTTGACAATAACGGCGTTGTCGAGATCGCCCGTATGGACGCGGCAGAGATGGCCGAACGCATGCGGCAGGATATTATTGAAGGCCAGATACGCAGGATCAAAAAGGATCGTGGGGTATTCTATGGGTAAGAAGGCAAGACAAAAACTGAATGAACTGTTTGACGTGCTTATTCACTTGAAGATGAATAGGCCGGCCAGGATTAATCGGCCGGTCGATATCTATACGAACTTCAAGCTGAAGGCTAAGGGTGCATGATGGGAATCAAAACGATTGAACTCGAAATCGACCCCGACATCGATCTTGGCGATTCAGTTGACGACATGCCTGATCAGATCAAGGGCGGCCTCTTGATCATGATTACCCGTGCGGCCAAGAAGCACAACTGTCACTGGAAGCAGATTGCATGGACGGTTGAATTCGTTGACAATCAGCCGATTATAAAGGTGCGGAAGAAATGAATAGACGGAGTTTCTTGAAGAGTGTAGGAGTTGCTTTGGCTGCCGGGCCGTTGGCTTTGCAGGCCAAACCAACGTCAGGGTTCCTTGTTAAAGGCGGCACATTCGCAAATAAACTGTTTGATCCATCTAAAGAATACGGTTGGTATGATCGTGTCTATTTTGATGGTCATGAAACATGGAAGCAAATTGATGAAGTAAAAGACAGGGGCATGGATGTACTGCAAAAAACTATCCCGAAGAAATACTGGGGGCAGGTAGAAATAATAGTCCGTTGTCCAGATAAAGCGATGCTGTTTAAGCCCAGTAGCTCATGGGGATGGATATATAAGCCGGTGAATAAATGAGTGACAGCTTACTATCTGAACATCAACTCAACTTAATGCGTGAATCGTACGCGAAGCTGAAGAACGCTTTTCCAAACACTAATGTGGGAGTCAATTTTAATTTGAGTGTCAAATACCAAACTATGAGTTATAACCTGAAGAGCAGTGGCATAATTAGCCCATTGATTCCAAAAGCCTTAAAAAGGACGGCGCCAAAATGAAAGCAGAAAGGGAATAAATGCTGACTGACGAACAGATATCGAAAATTGCGACAACGTACAGTGGACTCAAGCGGGGCGATGATATTGCGGAAAACCTGGTAAAAGACATGATCCGTGAAGCCCTGGAGTTGAATGACAAGGAATGGGAAATAAAAACTGGAACAATACCAAGCGGGCAACGGTTGCATGCCACTCCACGTTGCACCTTGCCGTTCAAAGAAGGTGAGTACGCCCCGGAATTTGATGTCGCCATTGGTGAATGGGTATACCCGAAATACAAGCGGTGTCCTGAATGCGAGAAGCTGAAGCAAGAACTTGAGGCTTCTCAGAGGCAGAATGAAGGTTTAAATTATAGACATCTTGAGATGACTCAAGCCTTAGTCAAGGCAGTAAACAGATGAACCGTAGAACCTTCCTAAAGAGTTTAGGAGAATAACGCAGCACCTAAAAACTGAATAACCAGGACCCCACCGTGAAAATCGAAGTCCGTAGTTTCAACCCAATGAGGGTTGGCTGCGGACTTTTTTTATTCCCTTGAAAAAAGGATACGAGTTATGGCACCAGAAAACGACTTAAACAAGGATCAGTCAGTCACTGGTTCAGACCTAAACAGTGCTGATGTGGTCAATCAGCCAGACCTAAACAAAGATGCCGGTTCGGTCGACCAGCAGAACCTGGATGTATTGGCAGATGGAACGCCAACGGACAAAACTGTTAAGTATGCCGATCTCAAGAAGGCTGTTGATGATAAAAATGTGGCGGTGACGGCACAGAAAGCGGCTGAAGAGCAGACACTTCACGCGCAGAGGCAGCTTGAGTTGATGGCCCAGCAGCAACAGCCCACCGCAACGCCAACAGCCCCGGCATTGATAGAGGATCAAGCCTTGAAGGATCTCGGTATTACGGCTGATGAACTTTACGGCGAGAATGTTGTCTTGTACCAAAAGCGAGTCAATCAACTTAGCCAGGCTCAGCAGCAGCAGAACCAGGCCCAGTTTGCAAACCAACAGTTTATGATGTCACATCCTGAGCTAAATCAGGTTGTCGGGAATGTAAACCCGGCTAACGGGCAGATAACGACAGCAAGCCCGGAACTCTATGCAATATTGGGAAAGAAGCCGTATTTAGCGAATTCGTGCGGTACGCTTCAAGGCGCGTATGAGATTGTAATGCAGGAACGCAAAATCACCAAACTTGAGAACGCTGGTGATCCCAACAAGAACAACAAGCCTGCCGACAAAGTTGCTACCGCTACAGACCCATTAGGCGGATCTGCCGGTGGTGGTAGTGGTGGCGGAGAAATGTCACCTCAAGGACTTCTTAGTAGAGATCAGGTGGCTCAGATTGACGCAGATTTTGCGTCTGGAAAATACAGATAGAAAGGATTAGACATGCCAACCAATAACAATATGCACACAACGACCAGGATTAACCACCCAGTCAATATCTACTACCAGAGTATGGTATTGCTGAGGGTCATAGACGCGTTCGTTTATGTCCGATTTGGCAAAAAGGATTCAATGCCCCGCCACACCGGAGATGTCAGCAAGTGGCGACGTTGGAGTAACCCGGTAGCTCAGACGGCTCCACTGATTGAGGGAATTGACCCCTCGCCGATCCTGTTGAGCAAGACGGATATTCAAGTCCGTCTGAAAGAGTATGGTGCTCATATCGTCACAAGTTCGTGGATGACCTTTACCGGACTTGTTGATGACGAAAAACAGATGGCCGAGATTCTTATGGACAACATGCGCCTGACGATTGACACGTTGACCCGTGATGTGGCAAGTGGCACTGCGTCACAAACGACGGCATCCAACGGGGACGGCCCAACAACATTGATTAATAAAACCGACCTGGACACAGTCGTCACGAACCTCTTAATCCAGAATGCCCGCATGATGCGGCCTCAGATCGGTGCGAGCACGAAAGTGTCAACCTCGCCCATTCGGAAGTCGTTCATCGGTATATGTCACACGGGCCAAAGGACGCGCCTGCAGAACGTTTCCGGTTTTCGGCATGTCAGTGCATATGCGCAGGACAAGACAATGCCCGACGAATTTTGCGCAACCGACGATATTCGGTGGCTGCTGACTACGAATGGGACCAGGACAAACGCAACCACTGGTTATGAGAGCCTGATTTTTGGTGAAGAGTTTTTCGGCACAACCACGATTGATGGCACCTCTGCCAGCGGAAACCTGATCTTTACCCCGAAAGACAGAACGGGTTCTGCGCTGCAGAGATACACCATGTTGGGCTGGCTGAAGAACTTCGCAGCTCAGATCCTGAACGACAACTTCGGGCACGTGCTTGTCACGACCGTATAAATCCTTACCAATGAAGGACTTGCTAGCACTTCAAGAAAGGTTGAATTATGAATAAGATCAGAACAGGTCATTTCACTCCTGATGGGAGTACTGACATTGCTATTCCAATCGGATTCGTGCCTGACTGGATCAGGCTTGATGAAGTTGGGAATGCAACGAACACAAACACGATCGTATGGTATAAGGACCAGGAAAACGACGTTACCGGCGACCAGGCCGGCTCGTACCTCACGGGCAGTTCGGGTATAGTAACTCAGTTGGGTGATGGTGCCGGTGTAGCGGCCTATACTTCCAAGTCTCAGTCGCCAACGGTAAGTTCGTACACAACTACGCTTTCAACAGCAGCCACAGCGAAAACAGCAACGGCGCCTGGCACTTATTTGAAACCCTCTGTTGGTAATGCTCAGGATCGCGGTTCGATCTATGAGTGTGTTACCGCGGGCTCGAGTTCTGCTGAACCTACGTGGCCATCTACCGACGGCGAACAAGTCACTGATGGAACTGTAGTCTTCGAGAAAGTCAATGTATCCAAAGAGACCATCGGATACGAAGGTGTCTTGCTTGACGCTGCTGTGATGACAGATGGCCAGGAAATGTATTATATCGCAATCCTGTCTGATGAAGTTGATCACGGCGACACTGACGGTTGGACAAGCGGCGTAGATCAGAACGCGTAATTGAAACCAAACAGCGAAACTCTAAAAGGATCTTTGCGATGGATGAACAACAAGTTGAAAAAACTGAGTATGAGAACTTACAGGACCAAGCCAAGGAATATGGTATTGCCGCTAACCAGTCTGCTGACAACCTCAAGGCGGCTATCGAAGCCAAGCTGGCAGAGAAAGGCCCGACAGGCATCAGCAGGAAAGACGCCAATGACATTGAGGCTCGCGTGCGATTTGCAGAAGAGACTCGGGACACGATCCGGCGAGAACGTGAGATCATAACCGAACGCGCCGGACTCATTGCGGAATCCGAGTCTCTGTGTATTCCGATTGACTTGCCAGAAACTCCCACGGAATTGGAGTTGGCCCGTGCGCGTACCAAGCTGGGCCTCCAGAAGAAAGAATTCAGGCCATCTCCGGAGACGGTGGCTATCGAGGCCAGCAAGAAAAGGTACTATGTGTTCATCAATAGGATTCAAGATGACGCGAGTCACAGCACGAATCCTGGTGGCAAGTACATGATTAATCTGATCCCCGATCAGGTACATGTACTCTCTGAATGGCATGTGAAATACTTCAAACAACACTCCATTGAGCCTGTGTATGACCGTGTCAAAACGGGAGTTGTTCCCGGTCCTGGCACAGAAGGCCAGGCCGTTGAAGAATGCAAGCGAGTTGCCAACAAGCCACGCTGGGCATTCGAGGACCTTGGCGAGGCCCCGCAAGAAGCGGAATTCGGCCTTGTCACTGACGCAAAGATCCTTAAAGAGTTAACCGCTACTGTATAAGGAATGTACTATGCCACGAAAAGTTATCAGACAGAGTGATTGTGACACTCCTGCCGAGTGTTGTAAGTTGTTTCAGAAACTTTTTGACGAGATCGCGGAATCCGATGAATACAACGCAAAAGTGGAAGAGTCCAATCGAAAGGTAGACAGGGCGAACCTAAAGGTAGACAAGGAGAACAAAGATGCGTAAATGGATTATTATGGCAATGATTGTGGGTATCTGTGCGCCTGTATTTGGCACGGTGCCTCTGAATGAGATCAATTTCAGCAATGTCAACTCTGGCCGGTTTGATCGGAATTTGCGGGGCTGGTTCAGTACCGTCAACGGTGATATCATGCAGGCTGGGGTAGCCACAGGAACAGGTGTTATCTATTGGGTCGATAGTGGGGCAAGTAACGCTGCGACGGCGTCGGGGCTTACTCCTGAGACGGCCCTTCCTACTGTGAATGCGGCCTTGAGTACTAATCACGCTCAAGCCGATCGAGGTGATTATATTTATGTCATACCGGGCCATGCAGAAAATGGATCTGATGCCGACCTAGTTGACGTGGATGTTGCTGGAGTCACTATAATTCACCTTGGCAACGGAACCAATCAGGGGTCTTACGAGTTTGACGACACAGATACGACGTGGGTTATTGGCGCTGCGAATGTGACAATTGTCGGTGGAAGATTCGTTGCTGGCGTCAATCTTGTAGTGGTCGGCATTGACATTGAAAATGCTGGGGACTATGCAACTCTTATAGGTTGCCAGTTTCCTGACGGTGCCGTTGCCGGAACTGACGAGTTTATTGACACTATCAAGGTTGGAACGACTGCCACGAATGTAGCCATTCACAGTTGTAAATACTTTAGTACTGGCACGAACAGTAACAACTTTATCGACTTGTCAGCGGCCACGATTGTCAATCCGACTGTTATC